CATGCCGCCTTGCGACATGCCGTAACGCTTCTTTCCTTCCTTCATCTCTGCCATGTTCATACTCCTGCGATGTTTCGGCGGATTGCCGGATTGCGCGTCACCGTTGAACGAGTCGCAACGGATCGCGAAGCAGTAGAGCGCGATGCAGAAGATTCGACTGCACCGATACTAGGCTGACTCTTGAACTGTCGCCCGTAGTAATCGCGCCCACCTACGAAGGTCCCTGCCCCTGCCAGTAGTGCATTTGTCGACCGATAGCCGACCCCATACTTTGGGTCTACCGTCTGGCCGCTAGTGTTTGTCACGTTGTTCGTGTGATTCGTCCCGGATGCGCCGTTGTTATAGGTGTCATTGTTGGACGCCGTTATCCCGGTCGTCGCGCCAATGATTCCGTAGAATGAACTGCTAGACGTGCCATTGCCGGAAACGATGCAATTGCGTACTTCCACATTCGTGAACGGTGCCGCAGCAAAAATTCCATGCTGAGAACCGTTCAGCGCCTGCCCGTGGAAGATTTGAAGCGTGTCAGTGTGTCCAGTCGTGCGGTAGTTGGAGAGCGAGTTACCTTCCGCGATACATCCGAAGTACCGTACCCGGTCAGTGTATTGGCACTGGAACCCGGCGCCCTGATTGTTTCTGGATAGACATCCGACGTATGTCACGTCGGAAGTCATATCATCAGCCGCAAACCCATGCCCCTCGCCTGCGCCGCCTGCCGTAGAGTTGCCCCAGGACTCGCAATTCTCGTAATAGAACGGCCCATGCGTCGCGCGACGCCATGCCATCGTCGTAGCGGTATTGGGATTGCTCCCCGTGTTGACGTATAGCATCGTGCCAGACGTGTAGTCCCATTCATTCGTGCCGACCGTTGTAGTCGCGCCCGCATTGCGAGTAAGCGTTACACCGGCCGTCAGATTGGCGACCTTCTGCACTTCTTCACTAGCTGACAGGGCGCGTGTGTAGACAGTCCCGGCAGACAGCGTCCACCCGCTCGTGATGTTGTTACTGATGAACGGGTGAATGCTAAACCCGTGTCCAGCCGCTAGCGTTCCGTTCCCGCTCGCCTTGCAATCGATCCAAGATACATTTGTGATGAGACCGAGCGTATCGAACCCATGCGCCCCGTTCCCGTATCCGTAGCATCTACGGAAAGTCACGTTGTTGAGTGTTGCCGTCAATACCTGACCATCAAGGAAGAATCCCGTGGTCGTGTTCGCATAGGCGTTGCAATCCGTCAGCGTGATACTTTGGATGTTCGATCCGTTGGTACGGATATGAAACCCGTAAGTGCTCGCCCCGGTGGCATCAATGCCAACGATATCGATGAATTGACGGGCAGAAAGAAATACTCCACGCGTCTGACCGATGCCGACCTTCGGATTGCTTCCTATGCCATATCGACCAATCGTGATCCGACTAAGAGCCGTTCCGCTGGCACTCGGAGTAATCGTTTCGGCAGACGATGTCCCGGCTTTCTGCAAATACGAACTTCCTGCCGACCACGTGACACTTGCCCACGCATTGAACGGCGTACCGCTTGACCCGTCACCGTTCGTCGACAATGTCGGGTCAATGTAGAACGTCGCCATTACGGCATCACGAAGAGCGTATAAGCCACGCTCGTTCCGCCCGTGAGCGCGTAGATTCCAGCAGAGCAGTAGACGCCAGCACCGCCACCGGATGCAGACTTCGGAACGCCGAGCGTCTCGGACGCAGCGCCGCCGTAGACGAGCGTCCCGGCTGTGCTCGTGCCGTTATAGATGGCCAGTGTCGCGCCTGATCCAGCCGTCAACGTGAAGCCGTAGAGCATTCCTACACCGGAGACGACTTGCGTGCTAGTGGTGACGCGCACCGGAGAGCAGCGCCCGCCGCCCCATGTGCGGTCAAACGTGGAATCGTGCCCAGGCTCGACGGCAACATTTTTCACGTGCATGGCGCCGTTCTCGCCCTTCACGTTTGTTACTTTGCTTGCGTCGTTGATGTCTTCGACTTGAGTTGCCATGCGGTAGCCTCAGAGAAAAGGGGCCGCATTGCGCGGCCCCGTGCCGTTAGGCAGGCTTGGTGACAGACGCGCCGGGGATGACGACAGCCTCAACCGTGACAACGGAGACGCCGGTCGCATCGGTGCCGTTCTTGCACACCAGCAAATCACCCGCCGCCATCGAAGTCGTCGACAGTTCCACGCGCGTCGTGGTGCCGATGACACTGGTCCCAAGAGTTACGGTCGTGATCGCCGTGGTCGTGGTGCCGCTAACCTTGGCGTAGATGGCAACGTGACCCGTTGTCGCAGACGTTCCAGCCGTCCGCACAGTGGTCTGTGCCGCCAGGGCGCGCATGCTGGTGAACGCCGCGAAAACGTCGTTGACTGTGTTTGCGCCCGCCGTGGTCTTCAGCGAGTAGGTCTCCCGAGAGGTGTATACGGGATGATCATAAGAAGCGTCGATTTGTGCCATTTCTGTACCTTTTCACAGGCGACGCCTCCCGGCGCCTGCATGGACGAGGCGCGGGGGAAGGCCCGATTAGCCGCCTCAGTGGTTCACTACTTCGGAGACAGCACCATCCGGCCGAGCGGGTAGGAGCATGGGGAACTGCCGCGGGGCAATGCCTGCCTCGCTAATACTTTGTCGTGCGTCGACCCACGCCGCAGCGACTGCAATCATGTCTTCCATCAAGATCTGAACATCGTCCGGCTTGTTCACGGCATTACCGCGACGCAAAAGTTCGACGATGCCAGTCATTCGGTGAAACGCCATCAATTCCGCAACCGATGCGCCTTCTGCCTCCGGCGTAGCCAGTGCAACCGACTCAAGTCCGGTGTTGTTCGGGTCAATGTGCCGGACATATACATGCGTCGGGTTTGCCACGTAATAACACTTGCCTTGCGTCGCCGCGAGATGCGGGAGGAACATATCGCACCCAGGGAACAACGGCATACCACCAACTGCATTCCAGAACTTAAGCGTCCAAGACTGCGCCGCGGATCCTCCGAGCTTGGTCTCTACCAGTTGGCGCAACGTGACAAAGCCGGACTCTGACGAAGGCGAGTATCCGTAGCACGTCCCATCCTCTTCCTCGAACCGATTCGACGACAGCACTACATCTGCTCCGTGTTCTTCAACCGCTCGCACAGCATCTGCGACACGCCCTTGCGCCACGTAGTCATCCGCAGAACAGATGACTACCAGATCACCGTCCAACTGCTCGTGAATCCAGTTCAGATGCAGGTTGAACCCAGGCATGCCTCGATAATGCTGCACCGGGCAATGCAGGATCTCGACAGGGTTACGCCCTCCCTCTGCCGCAATGGTCTTGATGACATCAAGTGATCCGTCCGTCGATCCCTGATCGGAAACCACCACCCGGCACGGATAGTTCTGCGCCATCGCCGTGGACATGGCGCGACCCACCCATCGCGCCTTGTTGCGATTGGGGATTACGAAATCGACTTTCAACGGCGCGGGACGGAACCGACACAGAACAGGTAATGCGACATCGGCTCGAAGCCGGTATGCAAAACCTCGTCGTTCATGCTGAACAGGAACGCATTACGGAACCACGTCCGCATCAGCGATTGCAGTTCCTTCCCACCCTTGCAGTTCACGTGCCCAGCCTTGCTCTGTTCGCTGGCGTACTTCTGAGATTCCAGACTGGGCATGCCGACAATCAGGATTCCGTCGTCGCTCAAAGACGCGCACACGTTGCGCAGGAACTTGGCTTCGTCCTCCGGCCGGATGTGCTCCAGAACATCTAGCGCGTATGCCGCATCAAACTTGTCGACCACAGTCGGACCCTCTAGCGGGTTCCACTGCTGCGCCGGTCTGTTCCATCGTCCTACAGGTTCATAGGAGCGAATGAAGTCCATGTCAGCATCGGTCACGGTCACCTGATAAACAGACTGTTGAACGATGCGCGCCGCCCATCCATCGCATGCGCCGATCTCGACGACTCGCCCGGATGTGCCGGACAACATCTTCGCAACGAACTTGTAGCGCGACAACATGAATAAAAGCCGCTTGGGATCATTGGCCCATGCCTCGTTAGCCATGATCCCGAGGGACTCTCGGGGGATCTCTAGTGACTCCTGGTATTGAGGTTCGTAGGGCAAGGACGCTCCAAAAGAAAAGCCGCCCGGAGGCGGCCTGTCTATTTAACCGTTCCCCATCGCGTTCCGCGATGTATTCGGCTAACTGTGATTTGAGATACGCCGTACAGCTTCGCAATTCTTTCCTGAGCGATCCCAATCCCTAACAACTTTCGCATTTCCAATACCTGCGATTTTGTTAGAACTGAACTTGGATTCCCCTCTCCCGCTCTCCATGCGTTCATGCGCCCTTTCTCATGAGCGTCTTTCAAATTGTCCCTAGCCGTACCGACAAACAAGTGCGATGGATTCACGCACTTCGGGTTGTCGCAGGAATGACATACATGCCGACCTGCCGGAAGATCCCCGACATGAATCATGTATGACAATCGATGCGCATACACCTGTCGCCGAGTTCCGGGGATCTTTATCTGCCCGTAACCCTTTCCAGCAAGAGATGCAGTCCAATTCCAGCAACCGTCTGCGGATTTCTCAAACTTACTGTTGAATCTTGCAATCAGATCATCAGAAACTTTGAATTCCATGAACAACCCCCGGAGACAAATGCCTCCGGAGATTGTATCATGAGGACTAGCTAGTACGTACTACGACGCACTATCCCACTTCACAACTCGGCACTGATCTGGCCTCGTGTGGACTAGTCCGAATCCACCCAAATAATACCACGCCACGCCCTTGCTCCGACCGTAGTCCGTCGGGATCTTGGCGCGCATTTCTTCAGGCACCGCGATGCCCTCTGCGACCGTGTCTTCACCGAAGAAGAAGATCCAGTCCGACAGCGCGTTATCCCATGCCTCGGCCGTGCGGGTGTACGGGTCCCACGTCGCCTTGTCGATGGCGCCGCCCTTCGGGATGTTCGTCTGCTCAACGTAACGCACGTTCTCGTAACGGCCGACTTCGCCGTTCATGATCATCGAGAACCCCTCGGACGTGTACTGCTTGATGCTTTCGAGGTTGTTCTTGAACGTGCGCAGCGTGGACGGCCATGCAATCGCGTAGTAGTCATCGCCGGAGTACGGCGGGATGTTCCGCTCTTTCATGGTGTCGACGATGGCCTTGGCGTGGCTGTTGTTGAATGCCACGTTGTTGGTCGTCGTCGCCGTCGTGTTGGTCGTCAGAGTGACGTTAGTCGCCGACGTACCGCTAGCAGCCACGACCCGCAACGCGCAGTTGTTGAATTGCTCATGCGCCACGATATCGAACCACTTGGACGCATCATTCTTGAGCGCCCGCATGACAAGCTGCTTTGCCTCGAACTTGCCCAGGTCTTCGAGCTTGCCCGAGTACGGAACCGAGTTGCCCGCTTCGGTGATCGTCAGGGTTCCCTGAGCAACCGTGAAGTTCGTTTCCGCCATCGTGTTCGTTTCCGCAAGCGTCCTGCCTTGCGTGGACACGTCGAGGACCGTATCCCAGGTGAAAGTATCGCCCTTCTTTCGCCCTTGCTGGCTCGCATCCTTCACGTCCGCAAATTGGCGAAACTTGGTCATCGGCTGCACCGCTTGGCGCAGTTGATCCGACAGGTTGAGCGAGTAGAAATAACCGCCGAGCGAATTGACGCTCCAGAGTTGACCGGCCATTAGAAATTCCTTCCTTTCATACGCCCTTGACGCATTGACTCAATGACTTCTTGAGGCGTCTTAGGCTTCGTCGGTTGGGGCGATTCCATGCGGCCTGCCGCAGTGGGAACCGTCGTGATCGACGCTTTTCGCTCGACGCGCGACGTGCTCGGCGCCGCATCAACCTTTACGGGTGCGGTGGCCTTCGTCTGCGGCTGTTGGAATCGAGCGCGCACTTGTTTTGCAGCCTCGTCCCATCGTTGTCGGGGCGTGCCTTGGAAGCCGCTTGCCGATAGATGCTGATCGAGAGCCATCAATGCGCCCTGCGTCACAGGGTCATTCACCAGATCGGCGTTATCCGAAGCAAAGGACGCCAGATCGCGCTGGAGAATCGTCCTCTCCGTCTCCTGTCGTGCCTGTTGCACGGTGAGGGACTGGAGCGTCTCCAGTGCTTGCGCTGCTTCTTCCGCCGATCCGAACTGAATCTTTTCGACTAGCGACTTCGTGTCTGTTGGCGCTGTCGGTTGCTGTTGCTGCGGCTGCTGCCGCATCGCGGCATATGCCTCATCGCGAAGCCGCGCAGCCTCCTGGAACTTCTCATCCGCCGACCTTTCCTTCTGATAGGTGGCGATAAGTTCGTCCTCAGGCACTTCACGCACGAGACCGTTAATCTTCACGGTCACCATGCGTCGCTCTTGGACTTCCGGCTCCGGCGCTGACTGTTCCTGCTCAGCTTCCGCCTCAGGCTCGGCCGCGACTTCCTCGGGATCTGCCTCCGGTTCCTCGTCCTTCGCTGCCTCGTCGTCGTAGAGTTGCGTCAACTCCTCGGAGTCGGCTTGCTGCTTCTCGGACGCGCGCTTCGCGATCTCTGCGATTGCTGCATTGCGCGGGTTCAATTCCGGCGTAGGTGCCGGTACCTCGGGCACGTCCTGCGCCGGAGTCTCCTGCGTCTCGGTCGCCGGCTGTGCGCGATCCTTGACGCCCTTCAATGTAAGGGTAGCCAATCGGGTTCCACCAATGAAAAAGGCCCCGTAGGGCCTTAGTTACGCCAGTCCGTCATCTCGACGGTCTCAGTCGTCCCGGTCTCGTGAGTCCAGAACGCTTAGGGCTTGCTGTCCGTTAATCACCAGCTCGGACAACCAGCCGCTAAAGGATCGCGCCCGCCACACTTTCGCTTGCAAGCGCATCATCAATTTGGAATCCGTCGCATCAGCCGACGCAAGTTCCTCTAGTGCCTCTGCGGCTTCCTGCTCTGCATTTCCTAGCAACACCCGGCCAAGATCGGATGACATGAATTCCTCCGCATCCTTGCCGAGCACCGCAGCAGCGAACAAGACCTGTTCGTCACTCATCCGCCGCTAGCACCATGAAGAGCACATAGATCACATCCAGTTCCCTTGTATCGAAAGCAGGTGCCTCGATGCCGAGTTCCGATAGGCGCCGCTCGATCCCCGCAATGGCATCGATTGCCATACGCAAGAATATGTTCTGTCCCTGCTCCAGCGCGGCCGATGCTTCCTCCGCCGCCTGCTCTCGCTGCTCCAGCAGGGTTTGGACTTCTTCGCGTACTTCGTCGCTTTCAAGACTGCCGAAGAGTTCGCGCTTGCGCTTGAGGTAACCCTGCGCCCATCGATACCGATAGCGCCGGTCGTCCAGATTGCCCGCAGTGATCGGGCGCGGTTGCTCCGGTTCCGGAGTCGCCCCGCTGTTCGCAGCGCCACCCGCCCAGAATGCCAAGAGCGAGCGATAACCGCTCTCGGTCGTTGTCGGTGGCGATGCCAGCCCAAGCGGTAGTAACGGACTTCCGAAGCCCGCCATGCGTCACGCCGGGTCGCTGCCCGTCACCGGATCCGCACCAGCCGTACCCGTCACGGTCGCAGTCCACGAGGAGGTGGTGTCATCCGTGTCGTAGACCGTCAGCGTTCCTCCAGATACGGTCCACTTGTTGCGCAGGAAATGCAACGCCTGGGAAACGGTGCGCCCGGTCGACGAGCCCCCCGAGACGTTGCGCCCGAGCAAGGCATCGGCATTCTGCACTGCCGTCGGGATATCGCCTACAGCGGCAGGAGCGGCAGGCAAGTTATCAGTCTTCGCCTTGATCGCCGCAATCTCTGTATCAAGGTAATCGTCGATAGCCGTTAGTTGCGTATCGAGATTCGCCGATGCCAGTCCGACAGCCGCACGAGTCGCGGCAGCATCGAGAGGCGCCGTGTAGCTCGCAGAGGCAAGCCGGGACGATACAGTAGCGTTCAGGTTAGTCCCTAGGATGTAGCCCGCCTGTCCCGCGCTGTAGGCCCCAGGCAACGCCGTCGTCCAGGGGTCCCCCGCAGAACCAGAAGCGTTCAGCGCCTCGCCCGTGCTCCCTGCCGTCAAATGGCCTGACAGAACCTCATCCCAAACAGCATCGGCAATCTCTGCGACTGCATCGGCCGCTAGTTCAGATGCCCCAATGGCATCCGCTGCGATTGCCGTGGCTGTTACGACCCCGGATGCCATCGCACCGACAGACGCATCGATCCTGCCGGACACTAGCGCCGCAGGGATTCTTGTTTGGATGTCGTTTGTGTCGGACTGAACACCCGCAATATCTGCCGCAATAGATGCACCAACAGGAGCGCCGAGACGCGCGTAATTGTCTCCCGTCTGCGGGAAACTGGTGTATATCTGTACAGTAGCCGGGACCGCACCCGTGCCCGTGAAAGTAAACGCCACATGGTCGTAGTTCGTCTCAGCTTGTGCGGGGGCGTAGGTATGGAACCCGTTACCCTCGTGCGTACAGGCGCCAGAGCCTACAGATCCAGCCGCCTGCGTGCCGCCGTCACCCGTGACGTAACACGTAACCGAGCCCGTGAATGCGCTCCCGTCGGTTGCGCTGACCATTTGCGCGCCGACGACTTGAGAAGCCACATTCTTTTTCACGCCGCACGGACTCCCAGGACAGTATTAGCGCCATGCGCCCATGCCGATTTGAACGACCCCGCCACAGCAGGGACGCGAACGAAAGAGCGACGTGGCGCCAGCAATTGATAGGGCGCATTCGACAGCGCCGCGACCTCGGTGCCACTAAGCGCCCTGTTCCAGTATCCGAACAGGTAGATATTCCCGTTCCACGCCTGTTTAGCGCCGAAGTTGTCTTCCAGAACCTTTAACGTCGTCGTCGTGCGAATGGACGCTGACGTGCTAGTAGCCTTGAGCACGCCACCACGATAGAAACGATGATTCGCTCCGTCCCACGTACCGGCAACGATATGCAGTGCATTTGTTGTGACAGCGCTCAATTCTTGCGCTGTAACGTCTCCGCCCGCGTAGTGGTAAAAGTTCCACGTCGTGGAGTCCATCCGCAATTGCGCTGCGTATGTGGCCGACGTTCCGATGGAGCAGATATTGCGCGTGCCGGTCGTCGTGTTCGTCTGCACTACTGCAAAGAACGTATACGCTGTCGGCTGATCGATTGCGAACGTAAACCCGGTCGCCGAACCGTCCCCGGCGTATCCGACCCCGCCAAGTCCAGACGCATACGTCACGCCTGAGTCGAGTGTCCCGGCAGTCTTGCCGATCAGGTTGTTAACGCCCATCGACGGCGCCAGCAACACCACAAGCCCCGATGCGAAGTCGGAGCCGAAGTTAGCCTCTACATACTCCTGCGGCTGAACATCCCACGGATATGCAGGATCGCGGTATGCCATCAGTATGTAAACGTGGTCGCGTGCGCCTCGACCGTAACACTTTGCGCAGTGTTGCCAGTGAATTCGATTTCAAGGTACGCGACTTCCGGTCCGAACCGATAGACCCCCCGCGTAGAGGCAGAGTTAGCCGATCCGCCGCCGATCTCGGAAACCTGCTTCCAATCCGTGTCGCCCGTGCCTTCCGCTGCCGCAGCAGGCATCGCCGAATCCTTGTGGGCCACGAGCACGCGGGCCGTGCATTGCACAGTCGGCCCCGTCGCGCCGTTCGTGATCCTGTACGTCAGGATTCCGCCATCCACGGAACTGCAATCAAGGCGTCCGCGAGTAGTAGATCCTGCCGTATTCGTCGCCGATGAGACTACTGCGGTACGTGCAAGAGTCTTAGCCATTCATCAGTTAGGCCAGATCGACCCGTCATCCTTGTAAATAATCCCGGTCGTCTCGACGAATGAGACATCACCCTCAAACGTGAACGCCCCAGGCGATAACGATGTCCCGGTCCCGGTCGCAAGCAGTCGCTCGGCATTGGTCGCCGCTCGCTTGAATGCTGCATCAAGGGCCGGTCTCGTCACATTCCCGCCCGCACCGTTGAAAACTTGCGTGAAGGCGTCGCGCCTGTCCTGACGGGAAGGGTTAATGTAGCCGTTGCTGTACGCCGAGATGACTTGCAACGCCTGGAGCTTGATCGAGGTCAGACCGACAACCTCGGATGCGTTCATGGCGTCGCCCACATCCGCAAGGGAGATAGACGTTTTCCAGCCGATGAATGTGGACGCACCGTTGAGCCACGAATTAAGCCCGGAGACGTTCCCGGCGCGCAGCAACAGCAGCCCGGCAGGGTCTGCTATAACCTTGATTCGCAATTGCGTGACTTGCGCCTCAGTCAGTGGCATCAATGCTGCCCTCGTAAACGTCGCCCGATGGCGACTTGATGGATACTTTCTTCGACTGCCCGCCGATCACGACGTTGATCGGAGGCATGGAAGGCGCGGATTCCTTCTTGCTCTCGCCCTCTGACTCCGATTCCTTTTCCTTCTCAGCGTCCGCCTTGGCTTTCTCCTGCTCGGCCATGACTTGCTGTCGGATCGCGTCGATCTGCTTCTGCGCCTGTTGCTCGATAGCCTGAATTTGCTTCTCAGCGTTCAGTTCGATGCGCTCAAGTGCAAGATTGGTTTTCTCGTCCTGCATGCCCGACGTGATGCGCTCGACATCAAGCTGCGCTTTCAAGTCGATAACCTGCATCTTTGTAGACTGATGCGCCACACGCTCGGACTCAGCGGCCTGCTTGAACTTGTCCGCTTCCTGCATCGCCGATTGCGCGGCCTCCAGTTGAGGACCGACCTCTTGCATGACTTGTTGCTGCGCCATCTGCACGGCACGCGGGTCGATTTCGTGGTTAAGGAATCGCTTGCCGTCCTTGTAGCCAGCAAGACCAAATATTTCCTTCCCGACTTCTTCGAGGTTCACGTCCGGCAGACCTGCTGAAGCAATGTTCGCGTAGGTCTGCAACGCACCGACGAACCTTCCCAAACGCTGATTCGGGTCTGTCGCTCCCGCGCCGACGTTGACGGTAAGTGTCAATTCCTGCATCAGCAGATCATCGGTAATCTGATCGACTCCGAATCGCTGGAATAGCTCGGCACGCTGTCCCGCCAGGGCAAGCACTACCGTATCTGTCTCGTAATGTTGCTCCAGCAACACGAGTTGCCGCAGGACAGGCTCCATCCACGTCTCGGTAAACACGCGAAGGTCATATTCGACCATCACGTTTGCCGAGCCGGAAATCAGATTCATCCCGCCGACAGTCTCGTTCATCGAACGATTCGTTTGAACGGACGATTGCGAAAAGTTCCCTACTAGCTCGTCATAGTCGAGGTTTACCCGGTCCTGCTCCTGGAACGCCGACGCAGTGACATCGGGCCAGTTGACCTCTTGAACGTCGCGCTCCGTGTCGTTGACGAGGGTCACTCCACCGGCAACGTTGCGCTGTAGCGATTCGATGTCTACGTTTTGCCCGCGCTTGACGAGCCATCGCTTGTTCAGCACTAGCTTAACGTTGTCAAGCCGCTGATTAACGATCTCGTTGGCCTCGGCCTGCAAATCCTTGCCGAGCGTCGCCGGGCCATTCGGATAGGGCTTGTGCGTCTCGACGATAACGCATCCCATGACAATCGGCCGCTCGCCGTGGAAATAGACTTCCTTGAGCGGCTTCGGGCTTGTCAGCAGCAGTTCCGTACCGAGTGTCCAATAGACGAATTCCTCGCCCTTCCACCGGATGAAGTTCTCATGCGCCCATACGATTTCATACTCGTTGAGCGCACCCTGATCGGTAGAATCCTCGCGCCGTTGCTCGCGTGCCTGCCGCGTCTCGTCCGTGTTCTGCCGCGTAGACGATCGGATCTCTCCGTCACTGTACTTCTTCCACTTCGGCTGCCCGGTCTTCTCGTCCGCCTCTTCCATCATGAGGCGAACGTCCTGCACGTACATGGGCACCATGCGGATCGCATACGGCGATGATCGAATCGGATCGATCCAGTTCGCAGCAGGATCAATGCGCAGGTTCTCGACCGGCATCAATTGCACGTCGGGACGGTCCTCTAGGACCTCGACCGACTGCACTTCCTGCGCGATAGGCATGCCGGACTCATCCTGTCCGACAACCTGCAATTGCCTCGGCCCCTTCTTGGCGCGGTACTTCCACGACTGATACGAGCACACGACGCCGACCGTGCAGGCGTCCTGCATCGCCCCCATGACCGTCATGTACCAGGGGATTGTCTTCGTCAGTCGGTACTGGAGAAGTTCCTTGTTGATCTCGGCCGACGCTAGTTGCATCGGATTACTCTCGTCCGTCGCGCCGATAGACACGACTTCCACGTTACTGAAGAACGCTGCGCTTGCGATAGCCTCGTGACGACGGACTACGCTGCGAGTCTTCGGACGGAACAGGCGCGAACGATACTTGTAAGCGTCGCTGTTGTACTTCGATTCGCGCGGATGCCTGCCCTGGAACATGCGCAAGCCATCTTCCCATTGCTTGCGATAGTTCGAGTCGACATACGTCGTCGATGCCTCAAACGACGACTTTGCGATGCGCAGGGCTTCGGAGTCGTTCAAATCGCCCCCCGACCCTGCACCGCATGCCAACGATGCGCGCCTTCGAGCACTGTCGCATCCTCGCCCGAATACGCACCGCGCGCCCAGTGAGCACGCTCCAAGAACTCGCCAGCGGACCGGATGATCTTCGCCTTACGCACGGTCGCATCGCCGAGCTTGTCCTGATGCAGGACCATGCCGAATCGAGTCGATAGCCTCAAATTGCTGATCTTCACGACCCCGCCACCGACGTAACACGCCCATAGGTGGCCCGGATACGCTGCATGCAGGATTTCGCCGATCTCTTTCGCAAGAGACAAGTCCTGCACATGCTGTGCATCTCCGTAGAACTCAAGCACACTCAGTCCCTCGCATGCGCCGGAAGATACTCGACGAACTTCCGCCCGTCGCTGAACTCGTATGACGGCTCAGGCTTCGTCCAGTCGTTTCCCCACCGTTGGCGCACCAGCGCGGACCAGTCGATCTCTCTCGTCGTAGGCGGCCGCAGAGCGGGGTCGTTGCGGAAGTCGTAGGGCATTAGATACCGTCCTCGTAAACTGGCATTTCGGGGACTCGCTCCAGCGTGTACGGCGTCCAAGCTGCCGCCAGATACCGGAACGCATCGGCCCCATGTGACGCCCAGTCATGCACGGGCGTCGGCTTGAATTCGTTTATGCGGGTGTTGTAGTCCCACCGATAGGCGTGCAGCGCATCGATACCGCGCCGACACTTGACCTCATCGAACCAGCATCTAGACAGCAACATGCGCGATGCGTGTATGCCGTCCTCTAGCGCGACGTTAGGCACTACGTTGAAGCTGATTCCGAGACTGCGCGCCGTTTCCAATCGCGACCGTCCCGATGTGAACTCGCGTACCTCGATATCGTGCGGCGCCCAATGCGCGCCGTAGATGTAGCCGCGATCCGTCAGCACCTTCTTGTAATGCGGCAGTCCCTCGCCTGATGCTTCGTAGTAGTCGATGCACCTGACTTCGGACGCGACGCCCTGCACAAACCAGATCGCCGTCGCGTCTCCTACGCCCAGATCCCAATACGTGTTTACTGGCAATTCCTGCACATAGGGGACCGCACAGATTCGCTTTTTCTCGCGAACCTCGGCTAGCTGCTCCGCGTAAATGGCGCCCTTCACGCTCGCATCGAAACTGCACTCATATTCCTGCGCGTATTCGTCAGAGGTCATGGCCTTGCGTGCGCTGGCTAGTTCGTCAGCATCGAGCAATCCTGTCGCCGATGCCTTGAACTCGCCGAAGTACCATTCTGCATCGCCCTTGGCACGCTGCGCGACCTCGTAGAACTGGTTTCGCCCGTTAGGTGTACCGATGAACCCTGCGCGCCCCTTGCGATCACTCAGCGCCGGCCGCAGAACCTCGGAGAACAGGTTAGCCGCCATAAGGCCATATTCATCAAGGACCACGTCATCGAGGTAGATGCCGCGCAGGCTGTCCGGATTGTCCGCGCCATAGATCCGGATCTGCCCCTCGTTCGGGAAGTCAACGCGTAGTTCTGACTCGTTCACCTCAACGCCGGGGATGGCGCGAGAGTAGAACTTGATGTAGTCCCAGGCGATTGCCTTGCCCTGTCTGTAGGTAGGCGCAACGTAGGCCACCCGAGGGCGTTTAAGCGTGCATGTGAGAGCGCGCTTGATAAGGTGATTGACCGCCAGAACGGTCTTGCCGAAGCGACGATGTGCGACCGCGCACCACCAACGCTTCGCCTCTATGTTCCTGTGAATCTCGCGCTGCAACGGTCGCGGCGCGTAGGGTATTACTACTCTTTCGACTGCCAAGAGACTTCGAGCTTGACGGCGGTATCGCCTCCGGAATGGGTCAGGTCGACTTTCTCACCGTACACTTTCGGCCGCAGCTTGCCAGCCAGCCATTTGCGGGCATCAATTCTGAGGCGCGACCGTTGGATAGCCTCGTTATCGACGACTTCCCCGCGTTCGGTCTCCATCCAGTCATTTGATCCGTCGTCGGCAATATCTAGGATTTCGTCGACGATGGTATCGGCCTGAATCTCTCTCGCGCGCACGTATTTATCACGGAATTCTTCATGCACCGTAAGCCATCGCATGACCGTGCCCATGGCGGGCATGTCATCTGCCTTGCAAATGGTCTTCAGGCTTTTCCCATCCGCCAAGCGACGGCAGATTTCATCCGTCAAGGCCTCGGAGTAGAGAGAGGGGCGACCGGCTGGCATCTAGCAAGGCTTTTTCGGCTTAGGCATCGGTACAGCGGGTTTCTTCGGCTTCGCCATCTTTGTATCTCCAAGGTAGGCAACAAAAAGCCCCGTTCCGGATCGGATACGAGGCTTCGTCTAGTGCGAACGCCGCCCTCCCAACGGGCGACGATCTCTACGCTCTGTGCATAGGCGGTCTATATATACCTGTGTTTATTACCAGTGTCAACAATTGGCCTCAAATTCTTCCCATAGTCGCATTTCCGCCCCCATCAGCGCCGGCCCGATCTCCCCGACCTCGCATCCCCAAGACCGGCGCAGCATCCTCCGCGCCGCTTCTTCGCGAATGCGAAAGACATGCACGTACCGCAGCAACATCCGGTCGCAAACGCTCTCTAGATGCCGCCAAGCATCCTCGACCCGGTATCCCTGTATGCGGTCCGGCTCAGGCCCTCTGATGGGCTCTGCGTGCCAATGCTGAGGACTGCGATAGTTACCCTCTAGCGACCCGGTCTGCCGTTGCTGCCAGCCGTACACGATCACGCAGCGCCGCCAGTTTTGCAGTAGCCATCCCTGTTGCGCGGTGCGCGCAAATTGCAGGTCATTGGGCATCACTGGACATCCCCTCGCGCACGACAGCCGCAAACGTTTGTACAT